TAGAAGTTTCTACAAAATTTAATTGGTTGCAAAAGAAGTTATGGAAATATTTATTGAATATTGACATTGAAGATATTAAGGAGGACGAGTAGTGGAAAATAGTAGAGAAGAAGATATAGAAGGACTAAAAAGATTATTGTATAGAAATGAATTAAGCCAATATGGAAAAAGAAAACTAATAAATTATTATGAACAACAAGAGAAAGCTTATAAAAGAGTATTAAAAGAGAATGAAGAATTATTAGAAGTAAAAGTAAGCGCAAGTGCTCATAATAGAATATTAGAATTAGAAAAAGAGAACGAAGAACTAACAATAAGCAATAAAGAAATAGACAAAGAATGTAGTAGATTGGAAGAAAAAGAAGTTAAATTAATTAGTGAAAATGAACATTATAAAGATTTAATACATGCATTAGAAACTTATTATGATATTACAGAAAAAGATTTAGAAGAATGTATGAAAAATGATAGATGAGAGGTGAGGAATAAATGAACGAGGAAGAAAAGAAAGCAGTTGAAATACTAAATACATTTGAATTTAGAGGCAAAACAAGAAATTATAAAGAAATATCATCGGAAGATTCAAAAAGCGTAAAAATAGTTTTAAATTTACTAGAAAAACTACAAAAAGAGAATGAAGAGTTAAAATCCAAAAATAAAACATTAGAAGAATTATTACAGGGAAATTTATATGAATTGTATAAATACTACAAAGAATTAGCAGGCACATATCAAGGAAATTGTATTTCACTTCAAAAAGTAAAAGACAAGATAGAAGAATTAAAACAAGAAAAGAAAAAGTATGGCAATTGTTTAATAGAGATGTACGAAGATGAATTAGTAAATAGGGATATTAAAATTTTACAAGAACTACTAGAAGGGAGAAAATAAAATGAACGGAAATGATAATGGATTCATAAAAAATAGAAATAAAGAAAAACAAAGACAAAATAATGTAAGAGAATATCAAAGAAAATTCTTAAATAAAAAAATGAAAAGAGGGAATAGAAATGAGTAAAGTAATATGTCCGAATTGCGGAAGCGAAAAATTAACATATTTTAAAGAATTTTGTACTATAAGATATTATTTACTAGACAAAAATAACAATCCAACTAAAAAATGTACAAAGAAAAAAGAGGATTCTTGCAATATGCCAGAGAATTGGCAATGTTTAGATTGTGGTTATATATTCGGCGGTACAGCAAATATACAATGTGCTTATAAGGGAGGACTAAACAATGAATGAAGAAGCAAGAGAAACATTAAAAACAATGAAAGAAAATATAGATAAAAAATATTTAAAAACAAGAAATTCAGTAGCAATAGAAACAGTCTTAAAGCTATTAGAAAAGAAAGACAAGATAATAGATTTAATGGCAAATCATATAGCAACAAGTGATAGTGACTTATGCGAGTATTTAGATATAACAACTAAATGTAAATATTATGCAGGAGATAATGGAAAAACTTGTGATAACTGTATAAAACAATATTTTGAAAATAAAGCAAAAGAGAAAAATCCCCACTAAAGTTCAGCGGGGAAAAGACTTAGTTTGAAGAACTATGTTTGTGCTCACCAATTTTTTTTAATTGGACTTCCATAGAAAGATCTAAATAAAATTTTTTGACTTTCTTTTGAGCTGCTTCAAGTTCTTCTAAAGTCATTGTTGTAGTATCAATTTTGATACTAAAAAATTCTTGCATAATGCACCTCCTAAGATGTTTGATAAGATTATAACATATTTTACATAAAATTGCAAAAATACATATAAAGAGTTTCTAAAGAAAATTTAAAGAGGTGTAATATGCAAGATAAAAAAATTGAAAGAAAGGTAAAACAAATGAAAATACCAAAAATAATTAGTAAAAATAATCACAAATACATACTAGTAAAAGAATATAAAAATTTTATAATGTATGAAGATATGATAACACATAGTAAAGAGTGCTTTAATAGACAAGAATTAGGATTAGTAAAAGAGCAAATGGAAAGAACAAAAAAGTTATATAAAATACATAAAATTTAAGGAGGTACAAATGAATAGAGATAAACAAATACAAAAAGTAAATGATTTATATAATAGCATATGTTGTTTACTAGTATATGAAAATAGAGTAGTACTAAATGACACAATAGACAAAATGAAACAAGAAATTGAAAAATTAAAATTATAGGAGGTATACTAATGACACGAGAAGACTTAATAGTATTATTAAAAGAATATAAAGAAAATAAAGCAAGATTAAATATTAAACTTAAAGAATTAAAGAACTCAAGAATAAAATTGAAATATGTCGATTCTGACACGAATATGACATCTTCTTATGGAGATAATCAAGATATACATAGTAAAAATCAAATAAGTGACAAAGTATCAAGAAAAGTAGAAGAAAATGATACAAAAAGAATTGAACTAGAAAACAAAATAGAAGAATTAGAAGAAGAAGTCAGAAAACTAAGAGAAAAAGTAGACACAGTAGAAGACAGACTTGAAGGCCTAAAGTTTAAAGAAAGAGAAATATTAACAGCGTATTATGTAGAGGGAATGACTGCAGAAGATATAGGAAATAGATTATATTTCCAATTATTTAGTCAAACAAGAAGTGGAAGGCATATACAAAGAATAATAGAAAAAGCAACAGAAAAAATGGTAAAACTGTAAATGTCGTAAAAATGTCGTAAATATATCGTAGTATTATACAAATATATATAGTATAATAGCAATAGTAAAAAAGCCGAAAGGCAAATCCAAGGAAACCACTTTTTAAGAATAGATGTTTTAAATGTCTATTCTTTTTATTATGTTATTACCAGTATGCTAGGTAACTGATAATATATAGTTTGTTATGTTTGGTTGAATGTAATAAACCTCCTTTCGATGTATTTATATAAACTTTTGCAGAACTTACCTAGCGAGTTCTAATATATGTGCTTTTAGCTCAGTTGGTAGAGCATCTGGTTGAAGCCCAGAGTGCCTAAGTTCAATTCTTAGAAAGCACACCATATTATATATAACTTACATATTTCGTAGTGTTTATAAAATAAAAAGGAGATGTACATATGACTAATCAAGAAAGAATAGAAAAGTATAAGAAAGAGCATTGCTCAAAATGTAAAAACAAAGACAAGTTTGATTGTGAAATAAGAATATTCAAAAACAATGATACTATATGTACAAAGTGTGTATATTATGAGCGACAAGATTAACTATGCAAATTGCATGAAAAGAAAATGTGAACAATGCAGATACTATGATTATTGTTTTAGATATAGAGGTGATAGAAGTGGAAAATACAATAATGGAAGAACAAATAGAAAATATAAAAAGACAGATAATAGAAGCGGTTAAACCAGTAATGAAAGTAATAATGCAAATATATGAAAAAATAAAAGAAATACTATTTAAAAGATGGTCAAAAATATATGAATATATAAAAATATATAGAAGAACTAAAAATAAAAGAATAAAGAAGAAACAAATTACTAAAATAGAAAAAATATTACAAAAATATTAAAAATAAAATTACATTCGACAAAAAACGACAAAATAATAAATAAAATATGGTATAATTATATTATCGAGAGGAGATGATATAATGAATTGCCCAAAATGCGGAAGTGAAAATGTAAATGTTCAAGTTGTAAATGAACAAAAATTAGTTACCAAACATCATGGAATAATATGGTGGATTTGTGTAGGATGGTGGTGGATACCAGTAAAATGGTTGTTTTTAACTGTGCCAGCACTATTTGCAGCAATATTCATTGGAAAAAGAAAGAAAATAAAGAACAAAACAAAGACAATGAGAGTTTGCCAAAACTGTGGATATCATTGGAAGAATTAAAGCACTTAGGTGCTTTTTTTCTTTTGCTTAAAAGGAGTGAATAAAAATGTTAAAGATTATGTTATTGATTATATTAAGTCCACTAGCTATATTATGTGGAATAGTAAGCATGGCGATTATATATGCAATAGTAAAAACAATTATAGATAAGATAATAGATTATATAAAAGCAATAAACAATAGAGATGATAAGCAATGTTAAAGAGTTGCCAATATTGTGGCAAAATACATGATAGCAAATATATATGCAAAGAAAAGCCAAACAGAAAGAAAGAAGTAACAGAAGCGGATAGGTTTAGGTGGACAAGCTTATGGCATAGAAAGAGAGAAGAGATAAAGAAGAGAGACTTATATCTATGTCAGATATGTATTAGAAAATTATACAATACAGTAACAAAGTATAACATGAATGAACTAAGTGTGCATCACAACATACCAATAAACGAAGACTATAACAGAAGATTAGACAACGACAACCTAATAACAGTATGTAGTTATCATCATGAGATGTGCGAGAGTGGAGAGATACCACGAGAAGTGGTACAAAAAATAATAGATGAACAGAATAATAAATAAAACTTTGTGGTGTAACAGTAGCATAGAGTAAACAATTATTAGGTGGAAACATAAGATACAAATTCCTGAAGGAAACTAAGATGTTAGGTGCAAATCCTAACCAAAGTAAAAAATGCTTATTACTTATTATGATTGTATAAAAAGATAATATCCCCCCTACCATCAGAGGCAAAAAACAAAAATAAATTTTTACACCGACTGCATACCTTCGCTTTAAAAAAATTCCCACATCAACATAAAACAATAATACAAGAAAGGAGATGAACAATATGCCAACGCCAACAAAACCATTTAAGGTATTAACATCTGAAAAAAAGTCACATAGAACAAAAGCTGAACTTAAGATGAGAGAAGAAGGAGAGAAATCATTAAGTACAGATATAGAACTTAAAGAAAGAAAAGAAGTAAGACAAAATAAAGTCGCTCATAAAGAATTTAAAAGAGTACAAAAAATATTAAAAAATATAGATAAAAATGACGCAATTTATGAAGCTGTTATAAATAGATATTGTTTACTCCAAGCAGAGTGTTTTGATTTAGAAGAAAGAAGAGAAGAATGCTATAATTTGATATCTAAATTAAGAGAAGAAGAAAAAGAATTAATTGCAGAACTAAAAGATAGAGAAAATATAGATGAATTAATAGATTATAAATTAGAATACGCTAAATCACTAGCAAAAATGATGAGTTCAATGTCAACTATAGATAAACAAATTCAAGCAAAAAGAAAAATGCTATTGGACATTGAAAAAGAAAATGTTATGACTATTGCATCAGCATTAAGATGCATACCGAAAAAAGAAAATAAAGAAGCAGATAATCCACTTCTAAAAGTATTAAGAGGTGAGGCATAAATGTTATTAGAAAAAGCAAAAGAATATGCTCAATATTGCATAAGTGGAAAAGAAATAACAACATTTGAAGTCAAAACACAATGTAAATGGTTTTTAGAAGACTTAGAAAAACAAAATAATGACTATTATCCTTATTATTTTGATACAAAACAAATTGAGATAATTGAAGGCATTTTAAAATTATTAAATTTTGCGACAGGATTAAATATTGTTGGCAAAAGCATATACGAAGGTTTGGAAAATTTCCAGGCTTTTTTTATTGCTAATATTTTTGGTTGGAGATATAAATCGGATTCAAGAAAATTTAGATATAGAGAAGTGGATTTATTTATTCCGAGAAAAAATTCAAAAACATTTTTAGCAGCATTAATAATTATAATTTTAATGCTTACAGAAGATGAATATTCAGAATTTTATTCTATATGTCTTGATAGGGATTTAGCCGGAGAAGTAAAAAAAGCAATATCACAGATATTAAATGCAAGTCCGTTAGTATCAGAGTATTTTAATATACCAAAAACACTAAGCGGGAGAATGGAATGTACTTTAACGCATTCATTCTATCAACCAAGAACGGCAGAGGCTAATCGTAATAACTCAATTAGGCCAAGTGCATTTATAGCTGATGAATATGGTGCAATGAAAGATAATGCTAATGTGGAAGCAATGCGTTCAGGGCAATTAAGTGTTAGAAATCCGTTAATGTTCAAATTGACAACTGCTTATGCAGAAGATAAATCAATAATGCTTGATGAATTGGAATATTTAAAAAAGATTTATAAAGGATTAGAGAGTGATGATAGATTATTTGCACTTGTATATTATGCAACAGAAGAACATTTATGGGACGATATTGGATTACAAATGGCAAATCCACTGAGAATTGAGGAAAATTATGAAGAAATAAGAAGAGCTAGAAAAAATGCATTGGCAAAACCATGTGAAAGAACAGAATTTTTAACCAAAAATATGAATTATTTTATGCCTTCAAATTCTGGCGAAGAATTTATTACAATTGATAAATTAAGACTATGCAAAAATACAAGAGGAATATTTGACTGGAGAGGAAAAGATGTTTATGTTGGACTAGATTTAGCAATGACAAATGATAATACAGCAGTTTCGATGGTAACAATAGAAGATGATATGATATATGCAAAATCGTGGGCATTTATACCTGCTGATAGAATAGAAGAAAAAAACAGAAGAGAAAGAACAGATTATAGAAGATTTATAGAAGATGGTAGTTGTTTTGCTTGTGGAGATGAAATAATTTCTTATGAGTTTGTTGAAAATTTTATAATGAATATAGAAAAGAAATATGGTGTACATATAGTTCAAATAGCTTATGATAGATTTAATTGTATATCAACTGTAAATAAATTAGAAAGTAAAGGATATGAAACCGTAGAAGTAAAACAGCATTCAACAATATTACATATGCCAACAAAATGGTTACAAGAACACATCTTACAAAGAAAATTTAGTTATGATGGTGATAGATTATATGAAATAAATTTTCAAAATGCAAGATGTGTTGAAGATACAAATCTAAATAAGTATATAAACAAAAAGAAATCAAATGGAAAAGTAGATATGGTAATGAGTACAATAGATGCATTGTATTTATTACAGCAAGAAATATTAAATGAAGATAATTTTGTATGTCAAAGTTTTTAGGAGGTGAGAAAAGTGAAAATAAGAAATATTTTTAAAAGAAATATAAAAAATGAAGCAAATAAAGAAACAATTATTGATGAAAATTCGGTAAACGATGTAATACTAAAAGCTTTGATATCTGGAGAAGAAATTGACAGAGAAAAAGTATTAATGATACCTGCAGTTTCAAGTGCAGTGGGGCTAATTTGTGATTCATTTGCAATGATACCATTTAAGTTATACAAAAAAACAACAAAAGATGGAAAGAAACAGACATCAGAAGTAGAAGATGACAGAGTAAATATTATAAATTTAGACACAAAAGATACCTTGGATGGGTTTCAATTCAAAAAAGCAATTGCAGAAGATTACCTCTTAGGAAAAGGCGGATATGCATATATCAACAAAAAAGGTAATAATTTTGTTGGACTAAATTATGTAGAAGAAAAGAAGGTTTTATTTAAAAGAAATACTGATGCAATATATAAAAATTATTACATATTAATTGATGGAAAAAGCTATAGACCGTATGATTTTATAAAATTGTTAAGAAATACAAAAAATGGAGCATACGGAACAGGATACACAAAAGAAATAAGTAAAAGCTTGGAAACAGCATATAAAAGAATAATATATGATTTAGAACTAATGAGAACAGGCGGAAATAAAAAAGGCTTTTTGAGAGCACAAAAACATTTAGATGAAAAAGGAATGGAAATATTAAAAGAACAATGGAATGATTACTTTGCTGGAAAGTCTAGTTGTGTAATTTTAAATGATGGGATGGAATTTCAAGAAGCATCAAATACATCAGTTGAAAATCAATTAAATGAAAAAAATAAAACTTTTAGTGAAGAGGTAAAAGAAATATTTCACATAGGAAAAACAAATGAGGATTTTTTAAAAAATGCAATTATGCCAATCGCAACAGCATTTTGTACTGCCTTAAATCGAGACTTCTTACTTGAAAAAGAAAAGAAGTCTTATTATTTTGCACCAGACTATACAGAATTAATCAGATGTACTATAAAAGAAAGATATGAGGCATATAAAACTGCAATAGAATCTGGATTTAAAACAATAAATGAAGTTCGATATTTAGAAGGCGATGACGCACTTGAAGGTTTAGATTTAGTAAATTTAAGCTTAGGAAGTGTATTATTTGACCCAAAAACAAAACAAATTTATACACCAAACACTAACAAAACAGTTAAAATGGGTGAAGAAAACAAGGACGACAAACAGATAGATGAAAACAACAAGGAAAATAAACAACAAAATGGTGAAGAAGCGGAGGGAGGTGAGCGAATTGAAGAATAAGTTTTATGAAATTAAAAACATAATACCAAATGCAAGTGCTGACCTTTACTTGTATGGTGAAATAGTTACAGATGATACTGACTGGTGGACTGGCGAAAAAGATAGCAATTTAATTGGATTACAAAGTTTCAAAGAAGAACTTGATAATTTAGGAAATATATCAGACTTAAACATATTTATGAATACACCAGGGCGGAGAAGTATTTGTAGCAACTACAATATGCAGTATGTTACAAAGATTAAAAGATACTGGAACTAAAATTCATACATATGTAGATGGATTGTGTGCGAGTGCAGGTACATTTATTTTGATGATGGGTGACGATGTAAATATTTATGAAAATTCAGTTGTAATGATACATAAACCAATAAATATCTGCTATGGTAATGCATTAGATTTTCAAAAATGCATAGATGTTTTAAATACTATTGAAAATAGTACTATGATACCACTTTATATGAAAAAAGCAAAAGTCGACGAAGAAAAAATAAAAGAGCTTATAAATGCTGAAAGTTGGCTAGGAGCAAAAGAAGTGGATGATACATTTGATGTCAATTTAATAAAAGAGCAAAAACAAGTTGCTGCATGTGCATCTAATTTATTTAAAAATTACAAGAATGTACCAAAGTCATTAAAAAATATGCTTAAAAAAGCAGAAGAACCAAAGTTAGATTATTCTGATTTTGAAAAAAGACTATTTAATATTAAAAAATAACAAAAACAGCTATTAATTTAGTTGTTTTTTTATTTTATAAAAATTTTAAAGAAGGAAGGTAAAAAACATGAATGAAAAAGAATTAATGGAAAAAAGAAACGAATTACAATCAAAAATGGAGGAAATATTAAACAAGGCAAAAGTTGAAAACAGAGCTATGAATGATGAAGAAATCAAAGATTTTGACAATGTAGAAAAAGAAATAAAAAATATTGATGCTACATTAGAAAGAAGTAAAAAAATTAATGAAATGGAATGTAAAAAGCCAGAAGGAGAAAAAGAATTAACACAAGAAGAAAAAGATGTTAAAGCATTTGCAACATTCATAAGAAATTATGTAAGTGGTGTACCACAAAATTCTGAAACACAATTAACAAAAGGTGATAATGGAGTGATAATACCAAAAACAATAGCTCAAAAAGTTATTGATAAAGTTATTGAAATATCACCATTATATGCAAGTGCAACAAGATATGATGCAAAAGGAACATTAGCTGTACCAAAATATGATGATACAACAGATGATGTAACAGTTGCTTATGCTACAGAATTTGACGAATTAGTTTCTCATTCTGGGAAATTTGCTACAGTTGAATTAACAGGATTTTTAATTGGAGCATTAACAAAAATATCAAAATCATTACTAAATAACAATGATTTTAATTTAACAGATTATGTTGTAAATAAAATGGCTGAAAAATTCAAACTATTCTATGAAGGCGAAATGTTAAATGGAACAGACGGTAAAATTTCAGGTATTACTAAATCTTATGATTCAACAAATATGAAAGTAACATTAGCTGCAAAATCTTCTATAACTGCAGATGAATTAATAGATATTCAAGAAACTGTACCAGACGCTTTTCAAGCTAACGCTTATTGGATTATGAATAGGGATACAAGAAAGAAAATAAGAAAATTAAAAGATAGCGATGGAAACTATATTTTAAATAGAGCATTTAATGAAAAATGGGATTACGAATTATTAGGTAAACCTGTTTATTGTTCTGAGAAAGTAGAAAAATTAGGAACTGCATCAAAAGCCGTTGTATTCTATGGAGATTTTTCTGGACTTGCTATAAAAGAAACAGAAGAAATGGAAATTCAAATTTTATTAGAAAAATTTGCAACACAACATGCTATAGGAGTTGTTGGATATTCTGAATTAGATGCTAAAGTTGAAAATACACAAAAAATTGCTGTTGCAGTATCTGGAACAACAGACCCAACAGCTAGTAAATAGACTTCCTAAAAGGAGGACAAACAATGAAAGTAAGTGAAATCACTGCAAAAGATATAACTAATTATTTAAGATTATCAGAAGTTAGTGAAGAAGAAAATAAAAATATTGAACTATTTTTAGATATTGCTAAAAATTATATTGAAAATTATACAGGAATACCACAAATGTCCAAAGATAAAGAAACAGAGACACTTGATACATATTCGGACTTTATCATTGTTGTTTATATTCTATGTCAAGACATGTATGACAATAGAGTCATGTATGTAGATGGCAAAAACATAAATAATACTGTAAAAACTATTCTTGATATGCACACGAGGAATAATTTATGATAAATGCGGGTGATTATAACAAAAAAATATCTATATATCAAATTGAAGAAATAGAGGATAATGATGGATTTGTTACAAAAAATGAAGTTATTATCCTTGAACCTTTTTCTAAAGTAAAAACAACAAAAGGCTATACTTTAATTGCAAGTGGCTCTGACTTTGAAAATGCTTATACTAATTTTACTATTAGATATTCAAAAAAAGTAGAAGATGCATATTACAATTCAAATAGAGATGTATATGTAAAATATAAAGATAAAATTTATACTGTTGAATATTTAAATAATGTAGATGAGGCAAATATTGAACTTGAAATACAATGTAAAAGAGTGACGAAATAATGGCAAGATTTAAAGAAGAACTACCAAATGATTTAATAAAGATGTTTCAAGAATTAGACCAAGATAGTGAAAAAATGATAGGAGAAATGACAAAGGCAGGAGCAGAAAAGGTATATAAAAATGTACTTAAAAATGTTCCTGCTTCTTTTAAAAATTCTAATATAATGAAGTGCTTAAAAATAACAAAAGTATATAAAACACCAAGCGATGGAGGAATAAATACTAAAGTTGGCTTATATGGATATTTCAAGAACAAAAGAGGAGTAACAACACCAGCACCACTTGTTGGAAATATTTTTGAACATGGAACATCAACAGTAAAGAAACATCCATTTATGCGTAAATCATTTAGAAAAGCAGAAATAGAGTCAGAAATGAAAAAGATTCAAGAAAAATATTTACCAAAGGAGTAATTATGGAAAGTGAAATAAAGAAGATTTTAAAATTAGATGTTCCGGTTGCACATTTAAAATATAAAGGAAACAAAAAGACTTATATTGTATGGACAATAATAGATGAAGAACCGATTTCTTCAAGTGATGATGAAATAACAGATAGTGAAGTAACTGTTGATATAGATATTTATAGTGATAGCAATTATTTAAAAACAATGAGTTCAATAAAAAATAAAATGAAAGAAAATGATTGGACATGGGATGGAGATAGTCAAGAGTTTTTTGAAGAAGAAACAGGCTTATATCATAGAACATGTTCTTTTAAGAAAGGTAGGTATATAAATGGCTAGTATAGGATTAAGAACAGCAAAATATAATAAAATAGATTATGCTACAAAGAAATATGCAGCGTTAGCAAAAGAATCAATAGTACCAGTTTTAGGAAGACTAATTGATGCAAAACCAAATCCAGAAAAAAATAGTACAAAACTTTATGCAGATGATATAGAAGCAGAAAGCGATACATCATTTAAAGGTGGAACTGTAAATATAACAGTTGATGATGTTACTGATGAAGTATATGCAGATATAAAAGGATGTACAATTACTGAAAAAGAAGTTATAGACAATTCAGAAGATATAGCACCAGAAATTGGTTATGGTCATATTGTTACTAAAGTATACAAAGGGGTAAAAAGTTTTAAAGTTGAATTTTTACCACGTATTCAAATAACAAAAGTAACTGCGGATAGAAAAACAAAAGGAGAATCAATTGAATATAATACAGTATCAATTGAAGCAGATTTAAAAAAATTAGAAGAAGAAATTAATGGTATGGAAGTTGGAACTTGGAGAAAAATGAAAACATTTACAACATTACAAGAAGCTCAAACATATTTAGACGGACTTTTAACACCATCAAAATAATTTCAAATAAAAGTAGTAAAAGTAGGCTAATTTTTAGTCTACTTTTAATTTTTTAGGAGGTAAAAAATGACAAATACTATAAAACATTTTAAATGTGGAGATACAGAGTATCCATTGGCATTTACAATGAATGTAATTGAAAAAATACAAGATAAATATGGTTCATATGAAAAATGGGGAGATATGACAGACAGTAAAAAACAAGAACCAAACATTGGAGCATTAAAATTTGGAATAACTGAAATGATTAACGAAGGAATAGACATTGAAAATGAAAATTTAGAAACTAAAAGAGAATTTTTAACAGCAAAACAAGTTGGAAGACTTATAACAGAATTAGGAATGAAGAGATTAACAGACAAAGTTCAAGAAACAGTAATTGAATCAACAAAGACTAACGAAGAAGAAAAAAACGTGTAATCCACGAGGATGAAGAATTTATTATTGATTTCTCGTGGATATTATTTATTGGACATTGCTTATTAGGTTTTAGTGAAAAAGAAGTGGGGAGAATGACTTTATCAAAATTTCTGAAATTATATAAGCATTATAAAAACGATTATGATTTTAAATTGAAACATATAACATATGAAGAAATAGAAGAAAGAATAAATCATCAAGGAGAAATGTTTAGTGATGAATAAGATGGAAAAAATTAAATGCCCTCAATGTGGACAAACTCTGCTTTTTATAAGTCACATTGAAGGAGAAATAAAATGCACAAGATGCAAAAATAAAATACGAATACAAAAAGAAAAGAGTGAGGAACACGCACATACAGAGTTAGTGAAGTAGTTACCCAATACCTTTCTTTATTATATAGATTTTTATAAATAAAGAAGGTGAAAAAATGGCATCAAGTTTTGGAGGAACAGTCAAATTAACTGGAGAGAGTGAATACAGAAAAGCGTTAAGAGATATAACAACTAATTTAAAAGAAGTTTCAAGTGAACTAAAATTAACAAATACACAGTTTTCATATGGAGATAAAACAGTAAAAGAAACAAAAAATGCTTACACAAATATGAATACAACTATACAAGAACAGAAAGAAAAAATCAGCAGTTTAAGAAGTGCACTATCAGAAGCGGAAAAAGAATATGGCTCAAATAACGAAAAAGTAAAAACATTTAAAACACAACTTAATAATGCAGAAACACAATTAATTCAAATGGAAAATGCAACGGATAAAAGCAATAAAGGACTAGATGAATTAAAAGATGGTTTTGATGATGCAGGACAAGGAGCAATAAAATTTGGAGATTTGCTAAAAGCAAATGTTTTAGGAGATTTTATTACGAGTGGCTTGAAATCAGTAGCAGGTGCCGTTAAACAAGTTGGTTCAGCATTATTAAGTGTTGGAAAAGATGCACTAGATAGTTATGCTAATTATGAGCAACTTGTAGGTGGTGTAGAAACATTATTCAAAGACAATGCTGGTGTTGTTGAAGAGTATGCAAGTAATGCATATAAGACAGCGGGATTATCAGCAAATGATTATATGGAAACAGTAACATCATTTTCAGCAAGTTTGTTACAAAGTTTAAATGGAGATACTAAAAAGGCAGCAGAAGTATCTAATAGAGCAGTAGTTGATATGGCAGATAATGCTAACAAAATGGGAACTGATATGACAAGTATTCAAAATGCTTATCAAGGTTTTGCAAAACAAAATTACACAATGCTAGATAACTTAAAGTTGGGATATGGCGGAACTAAGGAAGAAATGCAAAGATTAATAAAAGATGCTGCAAACATGAAAGATGTACAAAAAGAATTAGGAGTAACAGTTGATGCAAACAGTATGTCATTTGGAAATATAGTAAATGCAATAAGTGTAATGCAGAAGAAAATGGATATAGCAGGAACAACATCAAAAGAAGCAAGTACAACTATTCAAGGTTCAATTGCATCTTTAAAATCTGCTTGGGACAACTTATTAACAGGTGTTGCAGATGATGATGCAGATTGGGATAATTTAGTATCTAATTTTTTTGATAGTATTTTTACAGCAGCAGACAATGTCTTGCCAAGAATAGGTACAATAGCATTTGGAGTAATGTCATTAATAAGAGATACTGTTACAGAATTATTACCAGAAGTTATAAGTATGTTAATAGATTTTGCAACTACTCTAGTAGATGATATTTCAGGGTATTTGCCAAATGTAATGGAAAGTATTGGACAAGTAGGAAAAACTATTTTAGATACTTTTATTTCATTATTACCAGATATTCTACAAATAGGAATAAATGTATTAACATATTTAATACAGGGAATTGCAGAAAGTCTGCCAAATTTAATTCCAGCTATTGTTGATGCTGTATTATTAATGACAACAACATTACTGGATAATATAGATATGATAATTGACGCTGGTATACAATTGTTAATTGGTTTAGCAGAAGGACTAATAAATGCATTACCAAACTTAATAGATAAAATACCTGTTATTATAGATAAATTAATAATGGCAATAACTAATAACTTGCCTAAAATTGTAGAGTCAGGAATTTTATTAATGAGTAAGTTGGGGTTAGGAATAGTTAAAGCTATTCCTCAGTTAATTAGTAAAATACCACAAATTATTTTTTCATTGGTTAGAGGTTTTGCAAATTATTTCTCTAATATGCATGAAGTTGGAAAAAATCTTGTATCTGGTATTTGGGAAGGAATAAAAAATGCAAAAGATTGGTTGCTTGGAAAAGTTAAAGAATGGTGTGGAAATATTTTAAATGGTATTAAGGCTTTTTTTGGAATACATTCACCTTCAAAAGTATTTAAAGATGAAATAGGAACAAACCTTGCCTTAGGTGTAGGAGAGGGATTTTCTGATACAATGAAAACAGTATCGAATGATATGTCTGCATCAATCCCAACGGAATTTGATATTAATTCAACAGTAACAAAAGCAGATACATCAAATCAATTGACATTAGAAAATATAACGAAATCTTTTGTAACTGCTGTAAAAAATTTGGATGCACAAATAATAATTGATAAAGATGTAGCAGGAAGATTTGTTATTACATCCGTCAATAATAAGTTTGGAGAAGCAATGTAGAAGGAGATGAGAATGATGAAAGTAAGAAGATTTATACTTGAAAATGAAAAAGGGCAACAATTTAGATTAGATAGTTTAGATGAAGGATGTTTTCTTACATCTCCTTCTGAGTTAGGATATGCTTATAATATTGATTTTGTACAATCGGAAAATGAATTTATTGAAAACAATAGAAAAATTGAACAAAAAAAACCAAAAGGAACACTATATTTTAAATCATATGATAAAATAAAAGAATTTGGTGATTTTGTAGAAAGCTCTAAAAAGTTAAAATGGTTATATATAATTCCGTTTGAAAAGGAAGAAAAAATATATTATAGGGATGTTACTATAATAAAATTAGATAAAACGGAAAAAACTGGAAAATGGCTTGCATGTCCTGTAGAATTTGCCGGTCTTTCTTTGTGGTATGAACAAAATGAAACAATATTCAAGATAGAAGCATACGAAGATGAAATGAGATACAATTACAGGTGGAATAGTAGATATATAGATTACAATACAAGAGCAATACAATTTGACAATAAAGGGCATGTAGAAGCACCAATACAAGTTGAAATTGATGGATTTGTACAAAATCCAACCATCACAGTTTTAGTTGACGATGAAGAATATGCAAGTATCAAAATTCCAGTTACGATTAATGAATTTGAAAAACTTTTATATTCAAGTAAGGCAGGAGAAATATATATACAAAAACAAAATACAGATGGAACAAAAGAAAATCTGTGGAGAAAAGAATATATTGATATTACAAAACAAAATATTTTCAAATTGCCAATACGGAGTATCAGAAATAAGACTAACAGCAGATGATGATGTTCTAAATGCTAAACTAACGATATTCCCGCAGTACAAGGTGGTGTAAGCTATGAGTGTAAAAGCAACTTTTAATAACGAAGAATATGAATTAATTTACAATGAGCAAAGTGGATTCTATGAAATTGAAATAGAAGCACCAAAGCAGGGTGGAGTATATAATGCAGAAATAACATTTAAAGACTTAATTGAGAATACTGAAACATCAACAAAGAAAATTCAAATATGGGCAAAAGAAAAAAACATTAATGTATCAAAAGAAACATTAGTGTATTTTTTGAGTAAAACAGATTTGGAAATAAAAGATGTAATTGAATTTGAAAATTATGAGTATATCATAGATGAAGAAACAAATAAAAACACAATATTCAATATAATGAAGAAAATAAACGCTGAAAATGGCGATATAGTCGTTTTACAGCGAAATGGTAACATAGATTATGCTGGAAAAATAAAAGATATAGAGAACGAAGATGGAGAGTTAAAAAGGAAAGTTACATTAAAGTATATATCTAATATATTTGATAGAAAAATTATACTTGAAAATGAAAATTTGATTAGTGAAGTTGGAATAGAAGATTTTATTGCTAAAGAAATTTATAACAATTTTACTAATTCAGATGATACATTATTAAATATTGACTGGTTAGATGTTGAAGTTAAAACGCATACAAAAATAACAAAATCAGTTGATAATGAAAATGGTATTTATAACTTTCATACTTTTGTAACAAATTGCAGTCAAAATTATAACATTGTATTAGAGTTTTCATATGTAAATAAAAGAATAAAATTAACAATATATAAACAAGAAAATGAAGTACAACTAATAGATACAACAATTCCGGACATCAGCAATTATGTTGAAAAATTTGAAACAAGTGTTATAGCAAAAGTTGTTGTAAAAACAGACACAGACATACAAAAATGGTATTTATTAAGTAACAGAACAACAACTCAAAATAAAGATGATGTTAATAGAGCGGTTGGAGATATTGAAACTGTATATACAGCTAAATCAGAAGATGCAATGCAAACAGCATTAGATAAATTTAAATCAAATACTTATAATCACTATATATCATTTAAGATAAATAGAAATAGTAAACTATTTGATGTAGACAAAATGAAAGTGGGAACGCCGCTTAGTGTAAGAACTAATAATAATATAATATTAGATACTTATATTTCAGCAATAAAAGACGACGGAAGCAATTTTATTGAAATAACATGCGGAAATATGAGAGTTAACTTCATAGATAAATTATTGAAAGAGAGGAATAAAGAATGATAAAAGGTTTTAGATTTACAAATCAATTAGCAAATGCAGAAGTAGATGCAAGAATACATCAAGAATTTTTAAATAAAAATGATGGTATTTTCTACGGAATGGATTTAAGCAAAACTAACAATTCAATAACAATTTCGGAAGGCTTGTGTGAGATAGCGGGAAGACCTGTTGCAGTAATAAATAATGAAACTGTAGCAGTGAGCACAGAAAGTTTATACTGTTTACTAATATTAGAAATTGATTTATCAAAAGAATCAACGAAAGATAGTTTTAGTCAAGTATCTTTTAAATTATTAACATCAAGTTCTAGTTATCCGTCTGTCACACAACAAGATATCAACAAATACAACGGAAAAAATAGTTTATATCAATTAGAATTTGCTAGATTTAAAAGTGGAACAAGCGGAATAACAGAATTTAAAGATACTAGACAATTCTTGAGTTTTGATGGAATCTATTCTCAAATAAAGAGCGATTGTAGAAATGTACTAGCAGAAATGACAAGAGAATTAGCTGCAGTCGAAAATGGGAGTGCATACATATTAGGAGGAAAATTCAAAATACGGCAGTTGCTTATCTAGAAGAAATGTAGAAGACAAATTTGTAGCAACAGTATCTTTTGAGGCAAATAGAAACTATATAGTTCTTGCAGCAGAAGTAGAAACAGAGTACGGCTGGCAACCAACAAGCAATTTCTATTATGGTACAGACGAGATGGATAAGTTTGGAATACAGATGAGGTATCATAATTTGGTTGGGTATATATCTAATGAACAGTTTACAACATTTAGAGTGTATGTTGCAGATATCACACCGGAGGGATAGTATGAAAATACAGGAAATTATAGTAGAGCCGACTAAGGTTAAAGTTGGTTCTACTTTTAGATTAAAAGTAAAAGCAATAAATTATTTAACTTATAAAGAAATGAAAACAAAGAATTATAAATATTT